AGCCTGTCCAGCCGGTGGAGCCTTGCGATATAGTCCGCTCTGAGTTGTCTAGATGGACGGACTGGGACATTAACACTATGGTAGCAATATCTCAAGCTGAAAGCCATTGTAGAGCTGATGCTGTAGGGGATACGAACTTAACTTATGAACGGAATGGTCGCACTTATGGATATTCTGTCGGAGCTTTACAAGTCCGTATCCTCCCAGGCCGAGAGTGGTGTGAGACTGGAGACTATTATGAGTGTGCTCATATAATCTGGGCTGGACAAGGATATAACGCTTGGAGCGTATTTACCTCTGGGAAATATCTACAGTATCTGTAATAAGATATAACATTATGGCATATGAAGATTTAACATATGCCATTTTTGTTATTTACCTTTTACTGCGTTCTTCCATGTAGGTTCTTGCTTTTCTAACCGAATGTCTTTTAACTCTTCATTAGTAAAGACTTCGGTTTCTGCGTCTTCATTGTCTACGGAAGGGTCGAAGATACAAAGTCCTGTGTCGTCCCCGTTTTCGAGAACTCCCTTCTTGATTAGCTCGCCTCTGATGTATTCTGAAGATATGGCCGTATTGGTTTGAGCTATTGTCTCCTGAATAGCCTCTAAGAGCCTCTTCTTGGAGATTTTTTTGCCTCCTGATTTAGCTACTTCTAACATTGTATAGAGACCTGCAAAGGCTCCGTTTAGGCAGTGCAGAAAAGCTACTTCATTTAGGTCTAGATGATATTTTTTAGACATTAGTATGTCCCTTCTCCCCCATTATTATTTGATATTGCGTAAGATATAATCATTATCAGTATTAGCGACCATATCCACCTCATATTACACCTCCATTCCGTATTCTTTAGCCTCTTTTGGATAATACTTAATGAAGTCTGGGTTAGGGCTACCATCTGATAAGTAAGGCTGGATTAAGTCCATGTCGTGCTTTTTGGCTTGGCTTTCTAGATGATATGACTGGAGCTGTTGACCTACTACTGCACTTGTGCTTAATGGTGCATCTTTAGGGTTCTTGTAGTATTTACCATTTAAGAGTATTCCCATTTAATCTCTCCTTATATCCCCGTATTCCACTCCATCTTTTATCTTCTTGAAGTTTTGATTGCGTATCTCTGTAGGTGTCTTTGGTACTACTATATGGCTAGTGCTGGAGTATATCTCTTTAGGCTTTTGGAATGGGTCTGTAACTTTAGCCTCTTCCTGAACTACTGTATTTTCTGTAGGCAGGTTAGATATTATGTGCATAAGTAGAGAAAAGTTAGATATTCCCAATAATAAAATTATTATGATAATGATAAAAATTAGAATGTCCATTCTCTATCCTCGTATGCCAGAGCCATCTGGGTAGTTATTAGTTTAGCGATAACGGAATGGCTGTTGATTACTGCCTCCCTGATTACTATAGCTGGGTCTATGATGTGCTGTTCTAGCATATCGCCAGCCTCGCCCGTCTTTAAGTTATATCCTACTCCCTCTGCGAAATTATCGTCTTGCAAGCCTGAGTTTTCAAGTAGGTCTTTGTAAGGTTCCCATAGATAAGGTATGCTTAGTCTATTTCCAATATCTCGTAAACATACTCCACCACCAGGGACTACTCCTCCTGCTAGGGCTGATTTAGCGGCACAGACTGCATCATCTACACGGAGCTTTACCTCGCCTCTTTCTACTGCTGATGCCCCTCCTACATAAATCGTGGCTACATTGGCTGTTAGGCGAGCTATACGAGCCTCTAGGAAGGCTCTGTCCTGTGGCTCTGCCTTATTTAGTTTATCTTTGAGGTCTTTAACCACCTTATCTATTTCTTTAGGGTCTCCTTTTCCACCTAAAATAGTAGTCTCTCGCTGAGTGATGGTGATACTATCTGCCATACCTGCGAACTCTTGGAGCTTATATTCTGTTGGATTGCCTGAATAGACCTTACCCCCTGTGTAGAGTGCTACATCTTTTAGAAGAACCTCGTAGCTGTTGCTTTGGGGCTTTACTACACAGGCATCAAAGTTACGGTTTAGCTCTAATACCCTTAGGGCATCTCCAGCTATGTCTGCGAAGAATACTGCTTTTTGGTAGTTATGAGTTCTGATATTTTCTAGGAGAGGGATAATCTCATCTTGGCGAGTAATAGTAGAGCTGATGATTATAACTGGAGTATTCTCTAGGACTGAACGGTTACCATCTAGGTCGTTGATGAGTTTGGCATCTTCGTATCCTGATGGGATATACATACCCTTGACTATATTGGTAGATACTCCAAGTGAGCCTACATAAGATACATTTATGCCTCCGAACTCTCCTACTTCTGAGACTACATCATAGATTAACTCTCCTAAGCCCTCATCTCCTGCCGAGATAATACAAGCTCCCTTTAGTAGCTCTGGGGTGAGTTTTTTTGTAGTAAACTTTTCTATCTCTCCTAAAATTATAGGCACGTTATCTTCTATCTGTTTGGCTACTTCTACTCTGCTTGCTCCATCATCAATCTGCTTTTTAGCCCACTGGTATAGGTAATAAGACAAGATGGCTGATAGCGTTGTTCCATCTCCTGCTGTCTCGTTAGTCCTTCTGGAGGACTGCTTTACTACTTTGATGGCCATATCCTGAATAGCATCTCCTACTTCTAGCTCCTCTAGGTTAGATACACCATCATGGCTAATTGTAGGAGCTGTGGCTCGGTGTTCTATCATCACATTACCACCCCTACAACCGTAAGCTGTCTTGGCTACTTTGTAAAGGGTCTCAATACCACGAGCAATACCTTTGTCTAGCTCCTCTCCTGTGATGCACTTGCGATTTAGAGTTGGTTTGCCCATTATTCATCTCCTTTAATTTTAGCTACTATATCATACTCATCTACTATGGAGAGTGCTACTCCGTCTATAGTAAAGTCTATACTATCGCTGTCATCAAAGATTATTTTATCTCCTACCTTATAGTCGTATCCTGATAATCTGCCATTTTTTGGTATTCCCTGAATTACCCCGACTGCTTTACGGTCATACTTCTTGGTCTCCGTGGAGAATGATGAAGATGCCTCTTGAGTAGGTTGAATTAAGATTTTTTCTGGTTTAAGTTCTATATTTGATAAAAGCATACTATTCCTTTCTCGCTTATTATTACTTATAAGCCTATTATAACACACTAACAAAAAAGAGGCTAGTTCCAAGAACGAGAAAGGAGTTCTAGCCTCTACTCCATTATAACCCATTGAACAAATTTTGTAAAATGTGGAAAAAGTTGTGGAAAACGACCAACCCAAAGTCCCAAAATGGGACTGTGCCAAAAAGCCTCAGTGCCAAAACGGGACTCATAAATAATAAAGAGGATAATAAATAAAGAAATAAAAAAAGAGCACGAAAGCCTTCTGAGTGGCTTTCGGCTCTTAAAAGAAAATGTCTTGACACTTAATCGGCTTATGGTATAATCAAGGCTATAAACTTAACAAGTGAGGTAAAATGAAGAACGAGAACTCAAATTTTATCAAGCAGGTAGTACCTTTTACTCAGGTGCCGAATAACCTGCTGTATAATCCTGAGATAAGCTTTAAGGCCAAGGGTATATGGGCTTATATGTCTGCTAAGCCTTATGGTTGGCATTTTAGTGCTGATAGAATAGCAGAAGAAACTAAGGAAGAGCGAAAAGCTATATTGGCTGGGCTTAAAGAACTTTCTGGGGCTGGATATATAACTGCTAAGAAACTAAAAGATGGTAGGGTGGAATATACTTTGCATTGGGAGGTGGTTAGGACATCTGTGTCGGAACCAGAGCTGGAGAGCCTAAAGCCTTCATCTAGTGCTAAACCGAATGAGCCTATAGTTGATGTTAGCTCTATGAAGATAAGGCCGAAGAGAGATGACTATAATTCTGATGATGAATATGAACAAGCATTTTACAAGTGGAACTCTAGATGATATAATAATTATGGATAGGCTCAAGTCTATAGCACCTTGCTACAATTAGGTAGTCTAGGTTATTAGAGACCTTAGCCTAGACGCATTTACCTCCCAAACTCTGAGGGCAGAGATTTCTCAACGATATACTTAGTATATTATCTCTGCTTAAAACAAAAATTTATACTTAAGTAAAAGATAGCCCTTTCCTCGCAGTTCGGGCTATCTTTTTTATGGAAAATGCTATAAAAAGTATGAAAAAAAGTGTTGACAATGCCATAAGCCTATGATAGAATAGAGGTATAGGAAATAAACGAGAAAGGATAACCTATGAAAATCAAAGTAAAAGACTTATCCAAAGGGGTAGAGAAAGTGCCTGTGAGGATACCAAAAGCTATTGATAATATAAGTGATGAGGAAATACTTATCAAAGCTCTAGACCTTAAAAATGAGATACTAGACTACCATTATAATGTAGAACAGGAATATAAGAAGGTAGATGACATCTACTCTGATGCTCTTGTAGAATATGTAGCCGACCTAATTTATGACTACTGCCAAGATGCTGAGTTTGATGGATATGAAGAGATGGCTAAGAGACTTATTGCTAAGCTTGAAGATGATATTATAGATGAGATTTATAAGAGAGATGATAATGCTAGGGACTGGGAGGAAGCTAGAAACGAAGGCTTGAAAGGAGATTACTAAGATGAGTGTTAGTTTATTAGATGTCCTAGAGAATGCTGGGTATGATATTAGAAATAATGTAGAAGATGCTAGGTGGCTACTTGGTAAAGAAAGTGAGTTTAATGACCTATTAGAGATTGCTGGAGAACTTGAAGATGACTGGACTGAGTATAATGACTTTATAGACACGCAAGAAGAATTAGGCAACTTTATTAACCCTACTTGGGAGGAATGGAGAGAGGAGAAAGAAAATGGCAACGAGTAAAGATTTAGTAAAACTAGTGGATACTGGTGGTAATAGCCCTGTAAACTTTGAGAAGATGGGTGAGCTGAAGAGTGTTCTTAACCAGAACCCTAATAAGGCTTGGATTAAGAACCACCCATTCGCTTCTGGTGTGGTCTATCTCCCTATTGACAAGGTAGAAACTATGCTGGATATGATATTCCAGCAGTGGAGGGTAGAGATTTTAAGTATTAGCCAACTAGCTCAGAGTATATGCTGTACAGTTAGGCTACACTACTTAAACCCTATCACTAAGGAATGGAGCTACCATGATGGTGTTGGGGCTGTTCCGTTGAAAACTGATAAAGGTTTTAGTGCTTCAGACCTATCCCATATTAAAAGTGATGCTGTGGCTACTGGAGCACCTGCTGCAAAGAGCTTTGCTATTAAAGATGCTGCAGAACACTTGGGGAAGCTCTTTGGTAGAGACCTAAATAGAAAAGATGCTGTGGCTTACACTAACCTATATGCTCCTGAAGAAGTGGATTGGAAGAAGGAGCTTGGAGAGGCTAAAACCCTAGATGACCTTAGAAAGATTTGGAATAAGATGCCTAAAGATATGCAGAAGGAAGAAGATATTATCAAATTAAAAGAGGCTATGAAGGTAGCTTTAGAGGAGGAATAATATGAAGGTGTTAAAGTTACAACAGAATAGTGAAGAGTGGGACGAGTTTAGAAAAGGAAAATCTGGTGGCTCTGAGCTTAAAGACCTCTGGATAGCTAAAGCTCCCATGAAGGAAGATATTATCTCTAAGATTAAAGAAAGAGACCCTAACTTTGTAGTAGAGAGGGGAACTTTGCTTAGCGACATCTTGGAGATGCTTGACCCTATTGAAGTTGCTGAGCTTAAACTTAAGAAAAACCCTAAGAAAAAATACTATGAGATGCTAGCTGAGAAGGTGGCTAGACCTTTAACCCCGAATGACTATGCTGATAGATTGAATGGAGAGCCTTATAGTGCTATGGCTAGAGGGCATATCCTTGAGCCTGAGATTGCCGAGAACTTTGCTAAAGCCTATAATAAGAAACTAGATGATGAAAGTGTGGTGTGGGTGTCTGATGATAACCCGAACTCCTATATTAGCCCTGATAGGACTATCACTGATAAAGATGGCAAAGTCCGTGAGGCTGTGGAGATTAAAGCCTTCTATAGCCCTGAAGTGCTGGAGATTTGGAAAACTAAGAAGATACCTGCTGAATATATGCCTCAGGTAGTGAAATACTTTATGATTAACCCTGACCTAGAGACCTTATACTGGGTAGTGGGAACTGACCTTATCCCAGGGCTGGAGTTACAGGTATTCCCTGTGAATAGGACTGATGTAGAAGGCCAACTCCGAGAGATTGAGGCTTTTGAGAATGCCTACCTAGCTATGCTAGATGATGATGTAAAAGAGCTGGATAAACTGGCTGGGTTTTAAGGAGGTGAAGAATGAAAGCAGAGCTAAACTTTAAAAATGCTGATACTGTTATCAATTTCGAAAGAGCGGTAGAAGGAGCTAGAGGCTATATTATGATGGACGTAGACAATTTTGCAGTAAAAGTAGGAGATATAGAGATAAGGAGAGAAAAATGAGTAAGAAGTATGAGCCAGAAACTATGACAGAAGTAGCTATGATAGAAAATGCGAAAAAATCTTGTATGAGAGATGCAGTTGAAAAACTAGGGAAGTTTATAATGCTTCATCCTGATGCAGTAGCTGGAGAGCTTGCAGAAGATGGGTTGTGTGCTTTTGAGCCTACTAGTAAGAATAAAATTAACAAAGTGTTTGTGATTACTAGCTTTGATATAGATGGACTACCGCCTTCAGTAAAAAATGCCCTATTGACAAGCCATAAGCCTAGTGATACAATGGAAGAGTAAGCATAACCAATAACGAGAAAGGAGAAAAGGGACTATGCCAAAGAATAGAAAATCATTAAGCATTACTGCATACTACTTCCCTACCGAATGGGGAGTAAAGATGAAAGGGAGCAAGATTATAGCTTGGGCTTTGTTCCGTAGGAGTTATGGGGGAATTAACTATTGCTTTTATGGAGATGATGCTGATGCTTATCGAGCATTTGAAGAGTCTGGTTTTACAAAGTCCTGTGAGGTCTCTAGTTTTGAAGAGGCTCATAATTGGATAGAAGAAAACGTAATGATGAATGTAGGAGAATAAAAATGGGTGCTGGAAGTATTAACTCAAATAATATGAGAATGATAATTAGGAGAGCTTATGCTAAGGATAAAAGAGTGGCAGATGATGATACGTTGCTTTTAGCTATAGTCTGGGATATGAGTGGGTGGGAGCGTAATGCCCCCCTCCTAACCAACCTTAGGAATATGCCTAGCCCTGAGACTATTCGTAGAACTAGGCAAAAGCTGGTAGCTGAGGGGCTGATAACCCCATCTGCTTCTGCTACTGATAGAAGGTATAAAAGCTGGAAGAGAGTTAGGAAGGAGCTTGGTTATGAGTAAAAAGTACAACACCTGCGACCCTAAATACTATGGCTCTGGAGTGAATAACTGTGAGAATGGTATTAAAGGTATTAGAGAATTATTAGATAAGATTAAAAAGGAGAATGCTGATGAAGATAAAAGTTGATTATATTGAAACTCCTGCCCAGAAGGTGAAGGTAAGCTTTAAGGAGGCTGGTAGGAGAGGTGGTCTAGCTAAAGTCCCTAAAGGCTTTGCTAAGATGGACGACATTAAACGAAGAGAAATATCTAAAAAAGCTGCGGCTAAAAGGTGGGGTAAGTAATGTGTGAAGGAAATATAACTTTTGAGTTGAGTTTGACTTGGGCTATTGTGGTAGCTTTTATATCCCTGCTGGTATTTATTTATAATGTGATGAAAGACTAAGGAGGGATAATGAAAAAGATTAAGATAGAATTAGTAGTTAGTGGAAATGATGAAGTCGAGGCTTTACGGGCTATACGAAATAATATGAACAGATTTTGGTATGATGCAAAATCTTTTAATATAGTGGTGGAGGAGTGTGATGGCTAAGGTGGAATGCCCCATTGAGGATATTGAGTGCGAGTTCTTTCATAACTGGCTGAAGCAGTTTGATATACCTCATACTCATATCCCTAATGAGAGCAGGAGCAGTAAAATAGATGCCGTTATTAGAGCTAAGAAACTACAGAAGATGGGGGTAAGCTCTGGATACTGGGATTATGATGTTTATATCCCTGTGCTAGATTTAGATGGTGAGGTAGGAGGCTATGAGCTAATTAAAATTGAGATGAAGAGAGCTGAAAAGAGACTATCTACCGTATCTGCTAACCAGAAAAAATGGGGGAAGATATATGAGATGTCTGGCATAACTAAGTTTATATGCTATGGTGCTGAAGAAGCTGAAAATAGAGTGATGGAGATGTATGAGCTAATAAACCAAAAAAAGCTTATGCGAAAACCTATTGACTTTTAGCTTATGGTATGCTAATATAGAGATGTGGGTAATTAGATACACCTAGAAAAGCCTACTATGGATATGACCTTAGGATATAAGTGTATGTATATCCTCCTTAAAATAAGTTGAGAGCTTATATGCCAAGAAACCACCTATTATAACTACGAGGGGTGGTTTTTTGGTAGCATTTTTAAAAAGCTTGCGTTATAATATAAATATGATAACAGCGATATTACAACTATTAGGAACTATTATAACTGCAGGAGCTGGGGTGGTGGGAGCTTATTTTGCTGTCCAAAAGGGAAACTACGAGAGAGAGATTAAAGATGCTCAGAGAGAACAGAGACAAGCAGATAGATTAGACAACATTGATGAAAAGATATGCCGTTTAGAGAAAAAGGTAGATGAGCATAACGAATACGGCAAAAAGTTTGGTGAAGTTGCTACTAGCATGACAGGAATGGCCAAAGATATTGAATATTTGAAACAAAGAGCATAATAGCTCTTTTTTGTGATATAATATAGGTAAGCTTAACAATTAACTTTATAAGGAGGCTACAGCCGTGAATAATAAAGTAGTTTTGACCTACTACTATACTGGAATGATGGATAAATGGCATCACAAGAGGTTTAAGAAATGTGATGTCTCTGATTTTGGTACTCTTTATAAAAGTGTAAAGGGTAGGGGATATGATTTTGTAACCCTAGCTAATGAGCTATACCCTACGGATAATAGCTGGAAGGTAGCAGAACTCTCTGGAGACCTAGCTAGACCTGATGGTATGAGCTTATATGTCCATAAGTTTATTGCTTGTTATGAATGGCTTAAAAAACACCCTGAGTATGATGAGATATGGATTGTAGATAGTAGTGATACCGAGATGCTAGGAGACCCTAAGCCTGAAGAGGGTAAGATTTATACTGGATATGATGCCTTCTTCCCTGAGTTTGATAGGAATGTGAACTTCTACTGGTTCTTAGGTGGTGTTAGATATGGAGTAGGGATACCACAACACTTTGGAGTAGGGGCTAAGAATGGTGAGGTTGAAACTATGTTTCTAAAGACTATGTACCCTGATGAATTAGCCTATAATTGTGGTGTATTTGGTGGTAAAAGAGAGATAGTGATGGAGTTCTTAGAGAAATTTACTGATAGGCTAAAGAAAAATGATTTAGATTTAGAGATGGTAGCTTTTAACTACTTAATTTATACCCAATACCGAAATAAGACTGAGGTATGTACTACTAGAATGACCTTGTGTGAAAAAGATTATAATAAATGGTGGAGGCATAAATGAAAAAAGATATAAAAGTAGAAACTATAGAGATGGACTTAGCTGATATTGCTGAGTATAAGAGTAACCCTAGAACTATATCTAAGAAGGACTTTGATGTATTGAAGAGAAGTATAAAAGACTTCCCTTCTATGCTAGATGTGAGAGAAATAGTAGTAGATGAAAATGGCGTGATACTTGGTGGAAACCAGAGATACAAAGCTTTACAGGCTATGGGAAAGACTAAAGTAAAGGTGAAGAAGGTTACTGGCTGGACTGATGAAGAAAAAAGAGAGTTTGTGATTAAGGATAATATAGCTAATGGTGCTTGGGATAATGATAAGCTGGCTAATGAATGGGATAAGGCTAAGCTAGAAGAATGGGGACTACCTTTGAAGGTTGCCTCTAGTGGAGACTATAAGGAACTCCTAGATGTGTCTATACCATACTATACTCCTGCTGAAAAATGCCCTGAGGCTGTAGAATTGGCTGATTTAAGCGAAGTTGGGGAGCTAGTAGATGAAATATACCAAGCTGACATTAAAGACGCTGATTTGCGTGAATTGTTGCTTTGTAGAGCTAGCTTCTTTGCTGAGTTTGACTTCCAAAAGATAGCCGACTACTATGCTAAGACCGATAAGAAGGTGCAAGAGCTGATGAAAAGACTGGGGCTTGTAATTGTAATACCAAAGGAGGCATACGAGAGAGGTATGTGCGACTTTAGGGAGGGATTTGATGAAGAATGATGATATAGCTATACTGGTTATGACTATCCAGAGAGCTGGAAATAATAAGACTACTAGATACTTGGATAGAAATAACTTTGATGATTATTATGTGCTGATACCTCAAAGCTTAGCTAGTGAAATAGCCGTGAGCTATGGTGATAGGGCTGTAATATATGATGATGCCGAGATAAAGAAGAGAGTAGATTTTTGTGGCACTAATATAGAGAATGGTGCTAGTGTAGGGAGAATGGCTGCGTTGGATTGGATAAGTAATAGACCTGATTATAAGATAGCTGTAGTCTTAGATGATGACTATGGCGGAGTGGTCTCTGATTATACTACTACTCCTACCCTAAATAATAAGACCTTCTATGAAGTAGTGAAAGCTGTATGGAAGTTAGGGCTAGATTTGGGTATAGAGACTGGAGGATATTCTGGTGGAGCTCACCCTGATACGAAGAAGAATATAATGAATGTATGGCTGATAAGTAAAGCTACTTCTGAGCTTGGATTTAATAAGATACTGAATGAAGATGTGTGCAGAAGTATTTATAGATGGCATAGAGGGAAGGCTAGCTTTGGACTAGCTAATGTTATACGAAGTGGTGCTCAGACTGCTGAGATGGAGAAGGTAGATGGGAATACTAAGATGATATATGCTACCGATAGGAGCTATAGGAAGAGCTTTGGAGCTATACTAGCCGACCCTAAGAATGCTAAGCTTACTTGGAATAGTGGGAATACTAAAAGAGGTGCTTTATGGCATCATAGAGTAAACTGGGCTGATATAGCCCCTAAAATAATACTGGAGGAAAAATAATGGAAACTGATGAGCTTATTAAGAATGTTATTAGATGGGGTAGAGATAGAGAGCTGACTGACCCTAAAGCCCAACTTAATAAAGTGATGGAAGAAGTAGGGGAGATAGCCCACGAAGTTAGCCGAAATAGATATGGTAAAGAGTTTAGAGATGCTATTGGTGATACCCTAGTTACTTTGATTATCCTAGCTGATATAGCTAGTGCTAGACCTATGGCTTGCTTAGAGATTGCTTATAGAGAAATAAAAGATAGAAAAGGTGCTACTAGAGATGGCACTTTTGTAAAGGAGGAACGAGATGGATAATAGAGATAAAGCCTCTACAGAGCGAGAGGTAAAAAGAAACCCTGATGGGACTTATGCGAAGGGAACTTACCCTGCTACTGGCTTTCATACTAACCCTGAGAGAAGGCATAATGGGAGCTGGCATAAAGAGAATACTCCGAGATACTGGCTAGAAACTATGATGAAGATGGAAGAGGACGAGCTGATGGCGATATGGAATGATACTAAAAACCCACTATTCAAAAGAAAAATAGCCAGATGTATAAAAGATGGTGATTGGAAGGAGCTAAAGGAAATGATACAAGAAGTCTATGGGAAGATGCCTGAGATGCAGATTACGGTGGAGGCTGATGATGAGACTAAAGAAGAGGCTAGCAAAATTATTAGAGGATTTGCTTTGCCTTAGGAGAGATAATGAATATCTGGCCATATACTATAGAAGTCAAGAAGAAACTGGAGGAGCAGGGACTGTGGAGACCTTTATTAGGACCGCAAGCTCTTTATATCCATCTGATGGGTTCTACTCCTCGCTTTCGTGAGGGGCTTTTTGGTGGGGCCAGAGGACCAGGCAAGACTGAGGCTAGTATAGCTTTGGGGGCTGATAGAATACCTAACCCTCACTATCGTGGGCTGGTATTGCGTAGGAATGCTAGAGACTTGGCTGACTATGAGGCTCGCTGTGAGGAGGCTTACCAATGCTTTAATGTGCAAGTGAGAAGAAACCCTATGGTGCTGAGGTTTGGAGATAATAGCCAGAATACTAAGGGAGCTGTAGTGCAGGGAGGGCATCTACACGACTTGGGGTCTTATATCCAATATCAGGGGCAACAATTCTCTAGGATATTTATTGAGGAGCTTACCCAGATACCGAGTGAACTCTTATATAAGCAGATTATGTCCTCTTGTCGTTCTATCTACCCAGAGCTATTTCCCCAGATGATATTGACTGCGAACCCAGGTGGTGTAGGTATGGGCTGGGTGAAGAAGAGATTTGTAGAGCCTATAGACCTTAGAGATGGAGATTATACTAAGACCGAGCTGGATAATGGGGATATTCTTTATGAAGATGACAAGATAAAATGGTGGCAACGCCGATACGAATGGGAGACCGAAGAGGGAGAGAAGAGGCTTACGGTCTGGAATGAGATATTTGATAAAGAAGAGAATGCTATGGCTAAGGAGGGGCACGAGGTGTATCGCATCTTCGTCCCTGCTACGGTTGATGATAACCCTATACTGACTAAGAATGACCCTGCCTATGTGAATATGCTTGAGGGTCTTAAAGCTACGGATACGGCTTTATACGAGGCTTGGAGGCACGGAGACTGGAGTGTCTTTGCTGGGCAAGTCTTTACTGAGTTTGATAGGGATAAGCATATCATAAATAACTTTGCTGATATTGGAACTACTACTGAAGAGTTTAATAATGCTGTGAAGATTATATCTATGGACTGGGGCTATAGTGATAATACTGCTATCTACTTTACTGCTTTACTGAATGGACGACCCGTAACCTACCATGAGATGTATGGGAATAAGAAACTAGCTAGTGAATGGGGAGAGGAGCTGTATAACTACCTAAATGATAGCGAGCAACGGATTGACTACTTTATCTTCCCTGATGATATGGAAGATAATAAGAATGGCTTTAGCTCCCCGATAGATGATATAACTGAATGGATAAATAAGCTCCCTCCTGATAAGCAACCGATAATGAAGAAGATGGGGCGTGAAGGTGGCTCTCGCATGATACGCCAGCAAGCAACGCATAAGTACCTGATGATGAAACCAGATTGCGCTAAGATATTCAGAAGATGCACTAACCTTATTAGGGCTTTACCGAACTTGGTCTATGATGAGGAGAAGAAGGAAGAAATAGACACTCATACCGACCACGAATTGACTAACCCTTATGATGGCTGGAGCTATGGCTTGAGATGGCTAGCCGAGAGGAAGGAAGGCGAGCTGGTACATAAGTCTGAGCTGGTAGGCCAGAAGATGGTAGGAGTGGTAGCTGGAGAGACTACCTATAAGGATATAGGGATTGACCCTGCTGATGTGCTTAGAAAACAGAAGAGGAGAGGTGGGGACTGGAAAACTATGTAAAGAGTTTATATGAAAATGTTTACATATAAAGAAAAATGTAAAGTTTTTATATGAGAACGCTTGACTTGTGGGCTTATGGTATGTTATACTCATATTGTAAGAAATAACGAGAAAGGATAGAAATGAAAAAGAATATCTACTACTTTACACTAGAAGGGCTTGATGGGAAGATTAAGCTTACTACTGCTACTAAAGCTTTAGCTAAAAAGTTCTTCTCCCAATGTGGGAATGAAGGCATCTGTTATAAGCGAAAGGTCGGAGATGCTAGATATAAAAAGTTTGAGTTTATGTGGTAGGAGGAGATATGAGTGGTAAGTTTAGAGATAAAGAGACTGGGGTGGAGGGTTATCTGAGAGCTAATAGAGAGATAGAATATCAGATTGAAGATGAAAAAGGTGTACCAATAAATGGTAGCTTTAAGACATTAAGTGAATTGCTTGAAAAATGGGAGGAAATAGAGGAAGAACCGAAAGAGTATTGGTTTATAAACGATTTAGATGGAAAACCAATGAAATGTGAGTTGCGATATCGCCCTGTCAGGGACTTTACTAAATGGATTGAAAAACGCAAACAAATCGGTAACTACTTTGGAACCGAAGAAGAAGCCGAGAAAGCAGCGGAAAAGCTCAAGGCAATCACGAGACTGGAGGATAAAGGGTTTAGGTTTGATGGATATGATGTTGCACATAATGGTAATGGCGACCTTTGTGGGCAAATATTCTACAATGCTGGCAATTATTGTATAGAAGATGTTGAAAAAGACCTAGA